CTAAGAGGTAAAAAAATGGCAAGTCAAGTCTCGCCTGGAGTTGTTATTAAGGAGCGTGATTTATCCAATGCTGTTGTTGTAGGTGCGTTGCAAATTACTGCTGCGTTTGCCTCCAGCTTTCGCACTGGTCCAGTAGGCAAAATTACAACTATCGGTTCCGAAAGAGAACTCATCGACACCTTTGGAGCTCCAGCTGAAGGAAACGCAGAAGATTGGTTAGTAGCAGCTGAGTATCTGAAGTATGGCGGAACTCTTGCCGTTGTTCGTGCAGCAACCGCAGTCAAGAATGCTACCGCTTCTGGAACTGGTGTTCTAGTCGGTACAAAAGATGCATTCGATGCAGGTGTTTCTTCAGAGAAGTTCCTTGCAAGATATGCAGGTACAGAAGGAAATAACTACACAGTAGTTATTGTTGATAGAGGTGCTGATCAAATTGCTACTGTCACCAGTCACGGTTTAACCGCTGGTCAAACTTACACTGACAGTGCTACCAATGATCACGAAGTTTATGAAGTAATTGATGCTAACACAATTGCAATCATCAATACAGATGGCGTTGCTGTTGCTGGTGTAACCGCAGTTCCCTGGTATGCAAATACCACAATCGGTTCAACTGGTCTAAAGCTATCAGCAATTGGTCCTCGTCCTGGAACTTCAGAGTTTGCTGCTGAGCGTTACCTATCATACGACGAAGTACACGTTGCAGTTATCGACGAAACAACAAATACAATTGTTGAGAGATTCACTTATCTTTCAAAACTTTCTGATGGTAAGAGTGCTCAGGGTGCTTCTTCATATTGGAGAAGTGTTATCAACGAATCTTCTTCATACATCTATAGTGGTGGTGAATTAGCAAGTGGAGATCTTCAAGCAACTGGAGAAGCATGGGCAGGAACTGCTGCTTCTTATGGTGCAACTTCTGCTGCTCCAGAAAAGTTAAAGCTAGTTTTAGATCGTGAATATTCACTATCTGGCGGAACAGATGATTTTGCATATACCACTGGTGAGATTGAAGCAGCATACAACGAATTCCTAGATACAGAAGCAAGCACAATTGATTTTGTCCTCATGGGCGGATCAATGGGAACTGAAAATGACACCAAAGCAAAAGCAGAGGCAGTTGTTGGAGTTGCTACTTCAAGAACTGATTGTGTTGCTTTCGTTTCACCTTATAAGGGTAATCAGATTGCAACATCTGGTGGAGTTGCTTTAACATCAACTGCACAAAGAGATAACACAATTGCTTTCCTAGGTTCTCTACCTTCAACATCATATGCTGTTCTAGATAGCGGTATCAAGTACACCTATGATCGTTTTGCTGATAAGTACCGTTACATCGGTTGCAACGGTGATATCGCTGGTCTATGTGTAAGAACATCTGCATCACTCGATGATTGGTTCTCACCTGCTGGTCTAAACAGAGGTGCAATCAGAGGTGTCGTAAAACTAGCATACAACCCAAACAAAGCAGACAGAGACGAACTCTACCAGGCAAGAATCAACCCAGTTGTTTCATTCCCAGGTCAGGGCACAGTTCTCTTCGGTGACAAGACAGCACTTGCTTCTCCTTCAGCATTCGATCGCATCAACGTTCGTCGTCTCTTCCTCAATGTTGAGAAGAGAGCAGAAGCTCTTGCTAAGGCTGTTCTATTTGAGCAAAACGACTTCACCACAAGAAGTGGTTTCTCTGCATCAATCAATTCTTACTTGTCAGAAATCCAAGCAAGAAGAGGTCTCACAGATTTCTTGGTTATCTGTGATGAAACAAATAATACACCTGAAGTGATTGACAGAAACGAGTTCGTTGCGGAACTATACCTCAAGCCAACCCGTTCGATTAACTATGTAACCGTTACTGTTACTGCTACCAAGACAGGAGTTTCATTCTCCGAAGTCATCGGTAGATAATTATTTCTAGAACACAATTACAAGAGGTAAGTTAAAATGCAACCATCTAATGTTAGTCAGTTTCTAACAACTATTGGGCAAGGCGTAAAGCCCAATATGTTCTTAGTTGACATCTTTTTCCCAGATGAACTAAAACTAGGAAATGAGGATCAAAAGTTAGTCAACATTCTCTGCAAATCAGCTG